GGCACTTAGTGCGTCATTAATGGTTGTAGCAAAAACAATTTATCTGAATATGTTGGGACCAGAACAAACGCAAGATATGATTTATGCTTTTGCAGAAGGTTTAGAGCAGCACGAATATCAAAAGGTGACAATACATTAATGGCTACTTGCAGAAGTTGTAAACATGAATGTCATCATAGTAATGGCGGTAAATGTCATTGTGGTTGCTTAAACTGTGAACATGATATAAAAGAAGCATTAAATAAACTTGATGAAGTTTTGAAACCGACAAAAGAAGTTGAGTTTGAAGCAGATTTTAACTTGACTGAACACTAGGAGGAAAGATGAAACTAGTTAAAGACCTTTGGGGTCATTTAAAAGAGTGGAGTGACTGGGGAATGAAGGACTGGATTAAAGCCGGCATCGTTACCGTAGTTGTCCTGTTTGTTATTTATAAAATGACAGGCGGAGGGGCAGCTTAACTTAAATGTTACAACTACTACTTAAACCATTGATCGGCGTTGCTAGCAACGCCGTCTCTGGATTTATTGAAACAAAAAAATTAAAGCAAGAAGCAAAAGTTACAAAAATAAAAGCTGATACTAAATTACTTCAAGATCAGATCGCCGGAAAAGTGGCGTGGGAAGCATCTGCCGTAGATCAAATGCAAGGATCGTGGAAAGATGAGCTAATTTTAATTTGCCTACTTGGGCCAGCCGTTTTAGTCTTCATTCCGGGGATGACGGATCACGTTCATGCGGGCTTTATTGCCTTGCAATCCCTTCCGGATTATTATAAACACTTATTATATATTGCCTGCTCAGCTAGTTTCGGCATTAAGGGCGCGAAAGGTGCTGTAGGTTTATTTAAGAAGAAGTAAAGGAGATTATATCATGAACTGGATAACTAAAAAAACTGATACACAAGGAAATTGGATAACTAAAAAAGATTCAAAAAAGAATGAGTGGATAACGCGTAAAAAAGAAAAAACTGGAAAATGGATAACTAAAAAAACTAAAAGAAATCCACACACCAATTAAAGAATTAAATGGATGGAATACATTTAGCTGAAAAGATATTTAGAATAATTAGGACTAGACAAACCCAACTAACTGAGATAATAATCAACAATCAAGTAAAAGATTGGAATGATTATCAGAATCATTTAGGTCAACTTGACACATTAAATTACATTGAACAGGAACTCTCGGACCTGCTAAAGAAACAGGAGCAAGATGAATAATACACTGATATTGCCTACACATGTTGCTAAAGCTCGTGTAGCTCAAAGAAAAAAAGAAAAAAAAGAAACAAAGAAAAAACCATTAGAAGAAATGAGTTTGCCAAAACCAACTGGTTGGCGAATTGTTGTTCTCCCTTATAAAGCTAAGCAAAAAACAAAAGGTGGAATTATTCTATCAGATAAAACTGTAGCAGAATCTCAAATTTCAACCAACTGCGGATTAGTTATGGAAATTGGACCAGATGCTTATAACGATAAAGATAAGTTTCCCAATGGACCGTGGTGCAAGAAAAAAGATTGGGTTTTATTTGCACGTTACGCTGGTTCTCGCATCAATATTGATGGCGGAGAATTACGCGTACTAAACGATGATGAAATATTGGGAACCATTGAGGATCCGGAAGATATTTTGCACGCATTAACCGTTTAAGACGGAGAGGAAATCATGCCCGAAGTACAAGAAGCATTAAAAGACGCAACAACACCAATGGTTGATCTAGATACAACTGGAAACTCTGTTGATATTGAGTTAGATGATTCTAAAGCTAATACAAAAGAAGTTGAAACGAAAAAAGAAGACCCTATTGTAGAAGTAAAAGAAGAAAAAAAAGATGAACGCGAAGAGTATAGTGACGGTGTCAAAAAACGTATTGACCGATTAACATATAAAATTCGTGAAGCGGAGAGAAGAGAAAAAGAAGCTCTTAGTTTCGCGGAACAAGTAAAAAAAGAACGAGACGACTTACAGACAAAATTTACAAAACTTGATGATGGTTATGTTAATGAATTTTCTGGTCGTGTTAAATCAGAACTAGAGTCAGCGAAAGCAACATTGAAACAGGCTGTTACAGCCGGCGATGTAGACGCACAAGTGGCGGCAAATCAAGCATTAGCAAGATTAGCTATTGAGCAAGAACGTATAAATGCTACGGAAGAGCAAAGAAAATTATATGAAAAATCTCAAGAAAACGCTGGACAGGTAGTTCAACAACCTGTACAAACTAATGTACAACAACCACAACCGGCTCCACCGGACCCAAAAGCGGAAGCATGGGCGGAAAAAAATGAGTGGTTTGGTAAAGATGAAGCGATGACATATGCTTCTTTTGGTATTCACAAGAAACTTGTGGAGGAAGACGGATACAATCCAACTTCTGATGAATACTATGAAGCAATTGACAAACGACTTCGGACCGAGTTTCCTCATAAGTTTAACGATGGAGGATATGTCCAAGGAAGCAACAAGCCCGTCCAAACTGTTGCATCCGCACAAAGGACCACACGATCTGGACGCAAAACAGTGAGACTCACGCCATCTCAAGTAGCAATTGCTAAAAAATTAGGTGTGCCACTTGAAGAATATGCGAAATACGTGAAGGAGTAAGGCATATGAATGATGAATTAAAAGTTACAAGTAAGACTCCACGCGCTGCTCTATCCCGCGAGAAAACGACTCGAAGGAAACCATGGGCACCCCCGTCATCCCTTGATGCACCACCTGCGCCCGCTGGGTTTAAACACAGATGGATAAGATCAGAAACTCTAGGTCAAGAAGATAATAAAAATTTATCAGCTAGACTAAGAGAAGGCTTCGAACTCGTAAGAGGAGATGCCTACGACGCTGAGTATCCAACTATACAGGAAGGCAAATATAAAGGTGTAATAGGAGTTGGTGGTTTACTACTAGCTAAGATCCCGGAAGAGATCGTGCAAGAGCGTATAGATTATTTTGCGCAAAAAACGCAAGATAGAGACGACGCAATAGCAAACGATTTATTAAAGGAACAACACCCTAGTATGCCAATCTCTAAACCAGATAGGCAATCTCGTGTAACCTTCGGTGGCAACCGAAAGACCTAATTTTCTAGCTCTTTTGTCCATCGAATAAAAAAATTAACCCTTTAAAAAAAGGATAAAACGATGGCTAACCAAGACGCGGCTTTCGGGTTTAGACCCGTCAAGCATCTTAGTGGTGGCGAAATCCGTAACAACACGTACAGAATTACAACCAACTATGACACTGCACTTTACCAAGGTCAAATGGTAACGCGCGTGACTGCGGGTACTATAGAAACTGTGGCAGCTAATGCTATTTTTCTAGGTATCTTTAATGGTTGTCAGTACACGGATCCCACTACAGGCAAACCAACATGGGCGAAATACTATCCAGCAGACGTAAATGCTTCGGATATTGAAGCCTATATTTTCGACGATCCCCAAATTGTATTTGAAGGACAACATGATGGAACAGGAACTGAAGCAATGAATTTCGGTGGGTTCGATTTAGCAGGAGTAAGTGGAAGCACTAAAACTGGTAGATCAACACAAGAAATTGGTACTTCAACTCTTGCGACAACAGGTCAATGGAAACAAATTGGGATATCTAAAGATCCATCCAACAGTGATACAAGTACAGCAAATGTTAACGCATATGTTGTTCCATCACAAGACTTGCATTTCTTCTTGCAAGCTGCAACACTAGCGTAAGGAGGCTTAAATGGCGATTTCTAGATCACAACTGGTCAAAGAACTTGAACCGGGCCTTAACGCTCTGTTTGGTTTGGAATATGACCGATACGACAATCAGCACACAGAAATTTTCGATACAGAAAATTCTGATCGTGCTTTCGAAGAAGAAGTAATGCTATCCGGTTTCGGTACAGCTTCAGTAAAACCAGAAGGAACATCAGTCGAATACGACGATGCGACTGAGGCTTTCACTGCTCGCTATACACACGAAACTATAGCACTTGCTTTTGCAATCACTGAGGAAGCTGTAGAGGATAACCTTTACGACAAAATCAGTTCTCGTTATACCAAAGCACTAGCTCGTTCTATGAGTAACGCTAAGCAAGTAAAAGCTGCTAATGTTCTTAATAGAGCATTTAACAGTTCTTACACAGGTGGTGACGGCTTAGAGCTTTGCTCTACAGCCCACGTTACTACTGGCGGAAACGTTAAGAATGAGTTAACAACTGCTGCGGACCTTAACGAGACTTCTCTTGAACAAGCATTAATTGATATTGCTGGAATTACCGATGATAGAGGCTTAAAAGTCGCTCTCAACGGTACAAAAATGATTATTCCAGTTAATCTTCAATTCACTGCTGAAAGACTGATGAAGTCTGGTCAAAGAGTTGGTACTGCGGATAACGATATCAATGCTCATAAGAGCATGGGAATGATCCCGCAAGGGTATGTAGTTAATAATTATTTAACTGATACTGATGCGTTCTTTATCAAAACCGATGCTCCTAATGGACTAAAACACTTCCAAAGAGCCGCTATTTCCACTAAAATGGAAGGCGATTTTGAAACTGGAAACGTTAAATACAAAGCCAGAGAAAGATACAGCTTCGGCTGGTCTGACTGGAGAGGTATTTTCGGTTCTCCGGGAGCATAATTACTCTTGACTTGTGGGGCTTCGGCCCCACATTTAACACCCTAGTAATTAATAGTTGTACAGACTGGCTAGGCAGACGGTATAGAGACTGTATGACGAAAGGTCTATACGACCAAGGAGAAAAATTATGGCTAATACAAGCTTTAGCGGTCCAGTAAGATCGAAAAAAGATTTTAAACTTTTTACTGAGACGGCATCCACAGGATTAGATAGCGATAGAACTTTAGGTACAACAGCTAAAGATGCTAGAAGATTCTATTTAGACGAATGGTTTTTACAAAGACCCGGTCTAAATGCAAATATCGACCAAGTATCAACAGTTGAAGTTCAACGTGCGTTGAATAGAAACTGGGAAGCTCTTGGAACTAACATGACTACTGCTTTGGCTACATTTGCTACAACTTCCGCAGGAATTTTAGCAACAACAGCAGGAGCAGACCAAGACCAAGCAATTTTAACACCTCACTTAGATACTGCCGCAACAGCGTGGGCAGGTTGTCTATGGGGAACAGAAAATGAAGTACATTGGGAAACATCAATTATGCTACCAGCAATTGATAACCAAAATGTTTGGGCTGGACTAAAATTAACAAATGTGCCGGAAGTTGCGACAGATGCTAATCAAGCATACTTCAATTTCTTGACTGACGCTGATAATTCTGGTCAATCATATACTGACTTTACAAAGTTACACTTTGTTTACAGTATTGCGG